GATTATATTGGAGCACCCTGGCCATGGCCGCAAAGTGACAACGCACATCATTATGTTGGAAACGGTGGATTTAGTTTACGTACACGACAAATAATGATTGATATACTCACACGCTGTCCGAAAAAGGACTTATTTGGCTCAAAACAATTTGTTCACGAAGCATCGAATACAACTCTAACAAATCCACCAGAAGATTTATTCTTTACAAAATATATGCTTGAACATAACTATGGTACACTTCCATCAAGGGATATTGCGAATGCGTTCTCAACAGAAACAGTACTAAACAAGAATAGTTTTGGAGGCCACCAATTCTTCGCATTTACAGAGAATTGGATACCACGGATGATACATGAAGTTATTACAAGTGTTGATCTTTGTACAACTTATTTACCAAATACACATAGAGGTGGATGGGCGGATGTTCGCAAAGGGTTCGATAATTATAGCATTTTTAAAAAAGATAGTTTATTGAATTATTATGATGCAATCGATGTTGATGTGTTACAAAAGAATACATACCCATCAAATAAATCGTGGTGCTGTATTACACATTTTACACATATAGTCCCTCCTTATCGGGAAAATGATAATATTACATCTCTTTTTAATAACAAAAAATTTATTACATCGCTTTCAAATTGTAAATTTATGGTTGCGTTATCGTCGCATATGATGATTTACATTCGCAATACTTTGAAGGAACTTAATTTCAATATACCTGTCTATTTTCTAAAACATCCTATTGTTGAATCCAATATATTAAAATTTTCACTTGAAAATTATATAAACAACAATGATAAAATACTCTACCAAATCGGTCAACAATTACGCAAAGTAATTAGTATTTATCGACTTGAACTTGAAGGATTTAAAAAATATTGCTCGAGTGGTGTAGGATGGGGACATATGAAATGGTTAATAGAATCAGAAATAAAGACTTTTGGACTCACAGACTTAAATCTTGACTCAGTCACATTCAAACAATTCTCAAATGAAGAGTATGATAAGGTACTTAGCCAAAATATTGTATTTATTGATTTATATTCAGCGTCCGCAAACAATACAGTTCTAGAATGTATTGTACGTCATACCCCTATTATTGTTAATAAAATACCTGGTGTTACAGATTATTTGGGAGAAGATTATCCGTTGTATTTTAAAAATTTGGACGAAGTTCCCGCATTATTATCCTTGGATAAAATATCTGCTGCACATAATTATTTGAAACATATGAACAAAGACGATATACAAGTAGATTACTTTGTAGGAGAAATGGGGAAACTGTTTCGCAAATATAGAGTATAATTCTGGTTCGTTTTAATATCTGAGGAAAAACCTATTGAACTAGTAAAATGTCAGGAAATGTACTACTTTCCGCATTAAGTAGCCGATTTAATGCAGACAATGGTATTGCTGTAACAAATATTCATATACTTGACAGCAATGATCTTACACGCACCGTCTTTGTTATTGATCAGACAACTCGATTCGGCGAAACTGGTCCAACCGGCTCCACGGGTCCGACCGGTGCGACAGGAGCTCAAGGTGTACAGGGAAATCCTGGACGACCGTATACAGTTGGATGTACTGGTGGTTTTGGATTTAACTCTCCGACCATACCCGGTGGAGTCAATGAATGGATACAATCGTATCTAATCGATACTCCTCCCGCAATTCAGTGGTCACCACCGATTAGCACACCAACCTCTATTTATTTTAGTTGGTTGTATCCTACACAGATTAATGTTGGATTTGTATCTGGTTGGCTTCCAAATATTCAATCCTTTACGGCTGTTCTGAACAATACATCCATTCTTGTGGATGCTGACAATACTCAATTTATAAACAATCACGATGATTCAGAGTATGCGTCAGCCATTGTATTATCCAACCAAGCCGGTACAAATGGATTTGAAACGGTCACATTTCCTGACGAAGTCACAACTCAACTTGCGTATGTATGCTATAATGTAACTCTTGAGCCTTCTGGTAATACTTTACAAGTATGGTATTCAAATTATAGTAATCAAATACCGAATCAGGTCACTATACCGTTTGATATATTTACATCTGTATAAACAACAATTACTTCAAATATAAATTTCAATAGTATTGAAAATTATATTTCTATGAAATGATCGGTAGTCTAATATTTCCGTACCTGGACAATGGGGCCTTTCGATACACCGCTTCCCGCTGTCAACGCAGGTGCTGTATCTCCTGCCGCTTCCGCCGCTTCTTTCATTTTCTCATATTCAATGGATCGTGCCCAATGATCTCGTGAGCCAATTTTGAAATCCGCATGGGGTTGGGCTTTGTACCAGAATACACAATCCTCAATCTTATTTGTCTTCGCACCGTTATGAATTACGAGACATTCGTAATTTTCCGTACATTGATCCATAATCTGACAAAATAATTCAAACGTCGGAAAAATGCCGGCAAATTGTTCATATATACGACGGCGAGCGGACACCTGATTTTCACGTAAAATGAATACATAATCGACTTGTCCACGAAGCACCGGTGGAATACCCATTACATACTGTAATGCCAAAATGTAGAGCAGACCGTAATGGCGACCGTTCATAAACAAAGAACGAATGTACTTATCGGTAATCCATTTGTTGTCGTACATACAGTCGTCCATGACAATAAAGGACCGTCTGTCATGTGCGGAGGAACCACGTGTTTCTGTTTCCTTACGTATGACTTTCGTAATTGTATCTTGGCGTTTCAGCACGTTCGCAATAATATTCGAATCAAACTCCTGGTGAATAAACAGGCTCGGCACAATGCTAGAATAGAAAGCATTCGCACCTTCTGTTCCCGAAATAACTGTACCAATCGGAAACTTTTGTTTATACCACATTAAATCCTTAATTAGCCACGATTTACCTGTACCACGTCGACCAATAAACAAAACAACGGAATCATCTGGAACCATATTCATACTAAACTTGGAAAGCCGGAGATTCACTGTAGGACGATTTGCGGCTGGTTCCGCCAACGTCGGCATAATAGATGAAAGTGCGGCTCCACCTGGTGCTGTCATTGTTACTAATTCCCTGAAAAATATATTCTCTGTAATTCCGTGTGCGTTTATGCGGAAACGTATCTGAATTAGACCCGGTGCTGTCAATAGAAGATGGGACGCGGTAAGACATCCGGTGGACGAGGAGCGAGAGGTGGTCGTGGCGGCGGAAGAGGTAGCGGCCGTGGCGGCGGAAGAGGCGGACGTACCGGTGGTGGCCAGGATTCCACTCCCTACATCGCAAAACCTGCGTCATCCGACCTTCCTGACTCTATCACACTTCCTTCCATTATGAAAAGCCTACCCGAAAAAATCGTTGCTGCTTTACCCGAATTTAAACATCCACAAGCTTTTTTCTCTATGCTTGAACGCTCCTATCCAGAATTTGCGGGTTCCTTCACACAGCACAATCTTTGCTGGCTCGGTATATCCAACGATGATATTCATCGGTTAGAACGCACCGGAGAATCCGGATTTGATGGATTACTACATTGTACAAATGGAACAACATATCCGCTGTTTATAAAACGCATTCATCTTCTGGATCCGATTCAATATATGGAAGGCGAATATATCATACCGTCTGAAGGAGGTCTTCCTGCGCCTAGCAATTTATGGAACTGTGCTCTCGCAAAAATCAACGAACCACTTAACGAAGCCTACGTAGATGCGTATTTTGCGTTACACGCCTCACGACTTGTGGAACAAAACATATCACCCCACTGGTGCCGTTGTTTTGGTACCCTCACCGCTCGTGTTGATAAATATATGTATAATGTCACAGAAGATTATGATAGTTTGAAACATCAGCCGTGGTGGAAACGAAATCAGCGTATTGGATTGTTTACTCTCGTCGATAATGAACCCCAAACAACTCATTTGGAACGTCCTCCATTTACAAATGAACCCGGTAATGATTTAGCAGAAGACGACTACATTGAAGTCTGTAGTATTGAATCCACTTCCGAGAACGAGGTAATCACTGACAATGAGCCAGAAGTTGACGATTCCGCTCTACCACTAAAATTGTCAACTCCAAAACTTCGCCTAAAACGCATTGATGATACACAACCTCCTCAGGATGACCATAGTGATTCATCGTGTAGTGAAGATATGATTGAGCAATTTGTAGAATTTACACACTTTCCCGTTCAAGTCACACTTCTTGAACGTGCTGAAGGAACTATGGATAGGCTTGTTGAAGATGAAGAGTTAGACATGGCCGATACGAAAGAAAAACGATGGACAGCCTGGTTATTCCAGGTCATTGCTGCATTGACATGTGCCCAACATCTGTTCGGATTTGTACATAACGATCTTCATACCAACAACATTATGTGGACAGGTACTGGTACAACATTTTTACAATACAAACTTGTAAAGAATAGTACAACAACCTATATGAAAGTTCCTACCTATGGACGAATTATGAAAATTATTGATTTTGGTCGTGCGACCTATCATTTACCCGAGCCTTGTGGGTTTGTGATATCTGACGCTTTTTTTCCAGGAAATGACGCAAGCACACAGTATAACTGCGAACCTTTTTTTGATCCAAGTGAAGGTAAAAAAGTAGAACCGAACACATCCTTTGATTTGGCACGTCTCTCTATATCTCTACTTGAATCTCTCTATCCTGAACGTCCGGCAAACAAGATGCCTACTGCGATTATGTCTCGTGAAGGTTCAAAACTCTTTACAGAAACTGCTTCGTCAGTTTACAATATGTTGTGGGAATGGTTACAAGATGATGAGGGTAAAAATATATTGCGTGGTGCGGACGGCAAGGAACGTTATCCCGATTTTGAACTCTATCGCATTCTCGCCGCACGTGTTCACAAGGCTATTCCGAAACGCCAACTTGAACGTCCTATGTTTGATATGTTCCGTTGTGAAAAGAAAGATATAGACGCATCTGAACATGTATTCACATTATACGTCCAGTAACTTTTTTGGATTCCCAAAGCAGAAGATGCGTGACGACACACATCATTATTACAAGAAACAACTCTTCGCATTTGCGATGTTGCTCCTTGTTATCGGCGGCGTAAATTGGGGTATTCTTTCTGTTACAGGTATGAATACAGTCCAATACCTTACCGGCAAAAACACGCTCTTGGCGAATGGAATATTCTTGCTTGTAGGTCTTGCCGCTCTGTACATTGGCTATGCCCGTGACTCATATCTGCCCTTTCTGGGGCCATCCGTAATGCCGTGTTCCCTTCTCAAAGTACAGTCGCCCGATGGTGCGGATTTCGAGAAGCGTGTTCTTGTGAAACCCGGTGTCAAGGTTATGTACTGGGCAGCAGAACCCGCAAACACGGATCTCCAAACAGTTCAGGACTGGCGGCATGCATACCTAGGTTTCCGTAATGCAGGTGTTGCAGTTGCGGATGATGACGGATATGTGAAACTTCGTGTTCGCAAACCCCAGCCCTACACCGTGCCTGTAAAAGGTGAATTACATCCGCATATCCATTTCCGCACATGTATGAACAATGGATTTATTGGACCTGTAGAAACAGTATCTCTGGATACAAATGAATTCTTCGAGAATGTACAAAAGACAGCCGCTGCAGATATAGCAGAAAAAGTTACCGAACCGTCGCCCATTCAATATCCGAATCCCGATACATCTCTGACAGAAGTTAACCGTGCTCTTCTTGCTACACAATCCGAATCACTAATGCCTACCGAAGGCGCTCTGCTAGAGAGCATTCTACCGCAAACAAAGGCAGCAGACTACAATGAAGCCTTCCCCTTAAACTAATTTCTACACGTTACGTAGAGACAATGAAATTTCTCTCCATAGAAACTGACCATCATATTCTTCGACCCATTGGTTATGGGCTTGTCGAAAAATATGTAAAACGAGGAGCACCTGTTCGTTCTGCTGCAGAACAATTCACCATTCAATTGGATGCAACTCAGTTTGAGTCGCATATCCTCTATGTACCCAAACCGGTTGCGTTCGAACGACGTAGTTATACGATGCCTATGATTTCTAAAGGATTTTACGTTCCAAGTCAGTATTATTCTACGTGTAAACCACTTTTGTATGAAATTGTACGATTTATAGGATTTATGCTTAAACGTCACTACTTCTTACATTCGTTCACTATTATCTACGATACGATACAAGAACGGTTCGCACTTCTTGATTTCAGCCGTTGTGGTTTTATACAAGGAACGGCTGTGCGATTTCCACGGGATGATAATACCTATTCTATTGACGAAGCAGACACAAAATATGGCTTTCCTATTGATATGAATCTGTTATATGATTGTACATAGTTTGATATGTAAACACTGTTTACACCTCAAAGGAATTATTTACAGATCTGTAGGGCTTGTACGGTTTCCACCACGTCCCGCAATCATATCACGCTGCTTGGCCGTGGTACAGACGCAACCACCACCACAACTGTAGGACGCACCGCAGCACTCGGGCTTGCACTGATTGTTCTTGAAGACAAACAGATTGTCGGGTCCAACCTCAACTTCGGGGCCAAGAAGAGGCTCGTTCGGAGCAGGTCCACGCCAGTTGCTCAGACCGTGACCAGGCTTCTTGACAACATTGTCATACACACCCATCGGCTCGTAATCATCCCCCGCCGGTGCGGAGTTCTCCAGATAATAATCAATGAATCCCTCCTGCGTAGGATAGTTTGTAAATCCACCAACCATCATAAGATTTGCGAGGAGGAGGAGGCCTAACATGACAAGCACAAAGGTGATTCTAGGGGACATCTCTATTTATGGGTGTTTTAGATTTTCTTATTCAATTCGTTCATAACCATTCCGTACGTTTTATGAATCTGATCACTTCCCACATCCGTAAAATCTCGTACTACATATTCATTGCCCACTAAGAATGTTCCCGCTTCCGTAAACAGCGAATACCATTCGTAATGTTCCGCAGAAGAAGATGATAGACGTGTGGGCTGTATCCATGTATCGTCGACTAACATCCACGCACCTGCGGATACAATCAGCTTTGAGTGATAGTAAGAATACGATGTAACTTCGGATTCAGCGATACGCACAACCCCAACAACTCGTGTCAAATTTCCGAATCCGTCATTTACGTACATTCCGGGGCGTATATATGAAATAGGACGATTACCTTGTGCGGTTAAGACAAATGTTTCACCTGTAAAACACGACTCACTGTGAAGATTATCCTTTGTGGGTGCTATTTTACGAGGGGTCTTATTGAGAATAGAATAGACGGTCTCATTCCACGAATCTAGACCTTCATCTTCATCATCAAGTTCTTCCCAATCCGCAAATTGTATAACGCCCTCCGAGGATACAATAGGAATACGACGATTGCTTGTCATAAGGCAATAGAGTTGTGTAACAGGTTCTGTGTATTTTGTCGCATCTGGATGGTCACATACATGGCAGGCCTTACCTGCTTTATCAAATACAATATGGGAGCCAGATACCTTTACACCGTATAATTCATAAATATCTCCTGCTTTCTGTTGGAATGTAAGTATACCGGTCACGGTCTGATTGTCCGCAAGCACTGTGCGAAGTTTTATATCCGAAATACGGACGGATCCGTTCGAGGTCGCAACCCACGTATCATGCGTAAAACAGAATGTATCGGCTAAACCACTGACTTGTCCACCTTGTCCGGAACGGTCTATGATTTGGGTTACCATCAAAATTAAGAATATGAACGGAATTAATAAGAAGGGTAAAAATATCATAAATACAGCTAAAATAATAAGAATTGCGATACAGATATTAATCATTAAATCGAATACTGACAACATAGATTTGATAGTTGCTAATGCGGCATATACAGACGATGTCGCTACACCAAATGTTTTTCCCATTGAATCATTTAGTTTAATAAATGTAACTCGTAATTGATGGAATACACTATAAAATCGTCGCATAAATATATCCGTCATCTCATTGAAACTTGTCCACATCTTGCCAAGAATCATACGAATGTTAAACAATCCATTCGAGGATTGCGTGAGCGAATTTGTAAATAGTCGGAATATATTCATAAGAGGCTGTAAAAACACCTCAAACACTTTATGTATATAGTCTTTTACATTATCAATAAAATTATCTACAGCGAACTGTAGCCGGGAGCGAGGGTCATCTTCCGGTTTGAACATATAGGCTGTAAACATGTAAAACGGATCCGACTTGTATTTTGACCAGTTTGCGGATATTTCGCTCATATTCATGTATGCTCTCGCAAAAACGAGGGCAAAGAAGAGCCCCAAGGTCAATACTATAAAAGCAAACATACTCCTTGAAGTGGGTACATGATTTTTAAGCAGTCGCAGAACACATATTCGCCTGTCTAAAGTAATCTTTATAATCATACTCATACGAATTATGAGTTTATTCTCGCAGATTCAAACAGCATTACGCTATAAAGATGTATATGAAGGCATAGTACCAGAATCAAGTGTAAAACCGGCACATGGTTGGACAACGTCCTATTATCCAGAAGCAGTTAAAGAGTTTTTACAAACTCAATCACATCCAGTCGTGATTGTTGAAGTTGGCTCTTGGTTAGGAGCATCAGCGATTCAAGCTGCGGATATTATTCGGGATTTGGGACGTAATGACGTAGTTCTATGTGTAGATACATGGCTAGGTTCACCAGAACATTTTTTAGGTATGCCGAAAAAGAACGGATTTCCTCAGATTTATTCAGAATTCTTACAAAATATTATTAACCATGGACATACGAATCGTGTTTTGCCGTTGGCTTTACCAAGTTTACAAGCAATTGATATTCTGAAACCTTTGTTGCGAGGTGTTGGCGGAGCAGACTTAATTTATATTGATGCTGCACATGAATATTTGCCAGTATACATGGATATTCAAACGTATTGGCCTTTACTCAAACCAGGTGGACGAATGCTTGGAGATGATTTTACCGAGCATTGGCCAGGTGTTAAACAAGCCGTAACGCAGTTTTCAAACGATATACAGTTGCCATTTACCGTTCTTAATGAATGGGTATGGCAAATTGATAAACCGAACGTATAATTTTCCAATACTATTACAGATATGACGACACGCAAACATTCACGTTTGTCTTCCCGAGGTACACGTCGTAATGGTACGATCGGTCCTCTCCGTAAGGGGGAACTTACCAAATACGGATATACCCATGTAACCAAATTGACTGTAAGTCAACGTCATACTGCTCTTAAAAAGGCGATTCAGGAATACGGCTCGCTTACAACGTGGAAAAAACTTAATGCGATCGCTGTTTACACGCGTTATACAGCACCTGAATCAAGTTCTGTATTTAAACAAGATATGGATTGGATACGCAAAAATTACGGATTAAAAGCAAATTAAACTATAGAATGGGAGCCTTCTTTTCCGTTAGTAATTGGGATGATAAGCCTCCGGCCGAAGATGCGCATGAGACAAATGAAACACCGGTCAACACGCCAAAGAATAAAGAAGAACATAAGGAAAATGAAGACGCTTCTGTTGAAGAAAAGGCCGCAAATAACACGAATATAAACGACAATACAAACGACGAGAAAGTCGCAAATGAAGAGAAGGTCGCAAATGAAGAGAAGGTCGCAAATGAAGAGAAGGTCGCAAAT